AAAAGAAATTAACGACAACGCAGACATTGATATCACGGTATCAGAAATCCCTACCAAGCTAAAGAAATAAACTATGACAAAGGTATTACTAGACACAGATAAAGCAGCAGTAATCGGAGCAGTTAGCGGTGCAACTGTTACAGACGCGGGAACACCAGCCTCAGATGATAAGGTGCTTATTCAAGATACTAGTGATTCCGACAACCTAAAGTACGTCAACATTGCAGACCTGCCAGGTGGCGGAGTTGACGTACTTTCTAACGTAGCAACTGCTAGGATTATTGGACGAACGACAGCAGGGTCAGGTGACTCCGAAGAACTTACTGCAAGTGCTACACGGACATTCCTTAATGTTGCAGACGGGGCGACAGCAGACCAAGACCTATCAGCACTAGCACCTATTGCTAACCCAACCTTTACAGGTGAAATTGGCATAGGCTCTGTAAACGTATCAGAAACAGAGCTAGGTATTCTTGAAGGAGCTACTCTTACTACAGCAGAACTAAACAAGATGGACGGTGTAACAGCTACCACCGCAGAAATAAACTACGTAGACGGGGTAACAAGTGCCATTCAAACTCAGCTAGATACAAAAGCAGAAGATGCCGCTGACGTAGGACTAGGTAATGTAGACAACACTAGCAACGCTACTGAGCGTGCAGCAACAGCCACACTTGAAAACAAGCGTATAGAGCCGCGTGTCAGCTCTAGCGCATCAGGTAACATAACTCCAACTAAGGTAGACTTTGACCGCTACATCCGTACCGCACAGGCAGCCGCTATCACCATTAGTAACCCTACTATGGACATCGGCGAGGTGGTGGCAGTGCAACTAACTGACAACGCTACAGCTAGAGCTATCACTTTTGGTACTCACTACATGGCACTGGACGGACTAGCATTACCTACCACCACCACTGTCTCAAAGGTAATGGCAATTGTGCTGGAGAAAGTAACGGCGACCAAGGTACTTGTCAGTTATGTAAACGAAGCATAGTATGGAAGTAACACAAGGACCTTTATACCCATCCGTCGGAGTAAATTACTCTTACGGTGGAACAGACTGGGCTAACCCAAGCGACATAGTTTCTGATAATAGTACGTTTGCTTCGGTTACAACAGGAGAAGGTGGCGGCTCAAGTAATTTGACTGGCACTTCCTTTGGTTTTTCGATTCCTTCGGGGGCTACAATAGATGGGATAAAAGTTGAAATAAAAAGGTACGAAGGTGCTGCTTCCCACAACATGAAAGATGTAAATGTGGTAATAAGAAAGGCGAACAGTACCTTTGGCTCAACAAATAAAGCTACCTACACTGAGTTTCCAACAGTTTCAGCCTACGAAACTTATGGGGGGGTTTCTGATTTATGGGGTGAGGCATGGACACCTTCTGATATCAATAATGCCAACTTTGGGATAGGTTTTTCCTCAAGCAACGGTTGGACCTCTTCAGGAACAGCTTATGTCGATACCATGAGAATTACTGTTTATTACACCGCCGCTTCATCCTACAACCCAGCCTTCGCTCACCGCAGATTACTGCTATAATAATTTAACATGACCCCACTAATCCCATCAGGTAGACACTGGATAACCACCGAGTACAACAATCAAGACGACGTAGCTAACTTTTGGACTTTAGCTGAAGCTGAAGGCAGTACCGTAAAAAACCCCTTATTCTCTTTTGGTGGTATGTAATCCCCACACTTAACATTTAATTAAAAGTATGACATTGTTAAAATATATAAGATAATGAATGAAGAAGTGAGATACAGCAACAGAGAGCTAGACCATTTTCTAACGGATATAAAAAGTCAGTTAAACCGAATTGAAGAGCAGACAACTCGTACAAACGGTAGAACCACCCGTAATGAAAATGATATCTCCAAAATTAACACTAAAATCAACACCACTATCCTAGTAGGGGGTGTGATGTTACCAATGATTATATCTTTAGTGACTTGGATATTTGTTAATCAATTAGATGGAATAAAGCGAGCTATTCCATCTATAGTGTCAGAGTCACTAGCTGATTATGAGTTTGAAATAGTAGAATAATATGAAAGCTAAAGCCACAAAGAAAACAGGTAGAAAAGTAGTAGGAAAAGGTCGTTTAGTAAAGAAAATATCACCGCGTAAAAAGCGTGGTTCACGTTATGCCTAAATTCTTATACCAGCCGGTCTATCCCTTTCATCTTAACCAGAAGTTTGGTGAGAATAGTGCCTGCTATAATTCAGAGACAAAAAAGGTAATCACCTGCAACGGAAATAAGCCTCCTAAGGGCTACCGTTCGCTCTATGGAGCTGGAGGCCATAAAGGGATTGATTTACGTGCTGGACATGGCCAAGAGGTCTACTGTGCCGCTACAGGCGTTATAGACTCTATAGACACCGACCCTAAGAGCGGATTAGACGTTCGCATTCGTACAGATGTTGACGGTGTTAAATATTTGCATATTTATGAGCACTTGTTGGGATATCACGGTAAAAAGGGTGACCTAGTATTTACAGGCCAGATAGTTGGATGGGCCGACAATACAGGATGGTCTTCTGGCAATCATTTGCATTTTGAATTGAAGAAAAAAAAGGGAACACGTTGGGTTTCAGTTGACCCACTGCCTTTAATGACCCCTCTATTTGCACGAACCAAGTTGTTATACTCTGACAAAAACAAATGGATAAGAGAGGTACTGGCCAAAATCTTGGACTCTTTACAAGACCGTTTAAGAAAAAAAGATGAAGGAACTGATAGTTAGTATTTTTGTATCAACAGTCATTTTTTTTGGTATAATGTTTGTATTACACGCATAATTATTCTCTATGTATCAACCAGCCGAAATTAGAAAAGCTCTAGTCCCTGCTGTAGTAGCAGCTATCCTTGCCTTGTTAGGTCACTTTGGTTTGACTGAGGTAATGTCGTTGGGTGAAGCTGTCACATATGCTGCTATTGCTGGCCTTACTTTTCTTATCCCCAACCAACCAAGAAACTAGCTTTAGACAATGTATAATATATGGACCAGCTTTCGAGTTGGCCTAGAAATTAATCTAAACGTATGAAATGGATAATCCTTGTGGGGATTACCGTGGCGTTAGGATTGGTTGCTCTTGAAGCAACAAATGGAGGTACCATGTACAATCAAGAAACCAAGACCGAACAGGTTGAGGTGGACATGCTCAATAAACGCATAACCGACGCACAAGACGCGGCCAAAGCAGACATAGCGGCAAAAGCCCAATCTGCCTATGACGCAGCCTTTGAAGAAGCTATGACCGAAATTGAGCTAGAGGTCACTACCAACTTCCGCAAGGAAATTGAGACTCGTGAACTCGAACTAGCAAAAGAGGTAGAGAGTTATTGAAGAGATGTATCAAATCTAAAACGATATATCTCTCATATCTCTGACGAATACGGTGTTAGTGCCAGCATGGTAAATGCCGTAGTAAGTTGCGAAAGTCAGTATCAGGTGGATGTGCAATCTCGACACCGATACTCATTCTCAGATGCCTCAAGGGGTATCTATGAAGGACAACAGGAACAGAGTTTTGGACTAGTACAAATTCACTTACCTGACCATCCTTCTGTAACCTACGAACAAGCCATTGACCCAGACTTTGCTCTCCGCTTCCTGGCGAAGAACCTCAAGCAAGGGAAGGGGGCGATGTGGACTTGTTATAGAGAGATTGCAATGAGGTAAAAATCCACTCAAACATCGTGCGTAAAAATAGCCCTAAGTGGGCTATTTTTATTATCAAAAAGTTATCCCCAGTTGCCATTATGAGGCCATTGTTACAACTGTAATAATTGTGTTATATTGTAGGTATTAGAAGTAACGTATAAAACAATATGAATAAACAAGATTTGATTTTTTTGGGACTAATGATAGTTATATCAGTCGCCCTCACAATCATCATTGCCGAACTATCCGGCATATCAGATAGCTTTATCAGTAGCATATAAAATATGTCTTACCCAACAGATGAGAAGGATCCAGGACAAGCATTTGATTGGCATCATGAAAGCCTTTTCAACAATGCGCCTTATAGTCATCCGACTATGATTGAGAAGTTGGCAGACGGAGAGTTTATCATCGAAGGCAAGAGGTCGAACTTCGATGATGCAGAGATGTACGCCTATCACCACAGTGGGAGTGAAGTGGTATGGGACGCTCTTAGACAGAAAGAGCAGGGCATCGCTTTAGACGGTCAAATATTTTAGCTTATGAAATGCAAGAACCCAGACCACTTAACCAATCTCATATTCTTTGATGGTTGCTGGAGTTGTCAACATGTCCTCGATTGTGGAGCTAGTAATGAGGAGCTGGTTGAGAGAAAGAACAGATTACTAAATAAGAGCAAATTCCATCAAAATGAAAATGGACAAACGAACTAAGAGGATGATGTTGGACCATTGTGCAGACCCCTTATTTATCACCCAGGCAGAGATACGCAGGAAGTTGAAGCTAAAGCAGCCCAATGACTTCTATCGTTTATTCTACAAGGTGATGAAAGAAGAATCACTTAAAAACATCTAATATGGAAATTACAAACATAACAACCTCATACACCCGCAAAGCCAACCATGCTCTTTATGGCGGTGGACAGTATGAAAGCTCTGACCACTTTGCTTCCTTATCTGCTGAGGTAGCGGAAGGTGAAGACATTGTAGTGGTAGAGAACGAATTAAGAACCGCATGTGTAGAGATGGTTAATCAAGCCATCCTGGAAGAGATATCCACCTTTCAAGGTGGTATAACCGCTGAAAGGTTCTACACTTACTTGAGGGATTATGTGGCCAATAGAAGTGTAGACAGTGCCACTTATGAGGATTGTAACCTTGCTCAGAAAGCTATCCTGCAAGCTGTGAAAAGAGGAAAGCAAATGGGTAAAAGAGATACCACCCCAACGATGAAGACACACCACTCACTAGTTAATAAAGACGCTAACAAAAAATAATCAATATGAAAATGCAAAAGAAAGATACAGGTAACGGGGGAGTAGCATACGCACGGAAGGAAGCTTACGAATGGGAAGGTACTCAGTACGAGGCAGATATTAAGAACGAAGACACCATCACCATTAAGAATGAAGGAGCTGTTGAAGACGGTGGGCAGTATGGTGAACAATTCTACCTGAATATTGAGACCAGAAATGGAGAAAAGAAGCTTAAGATAAACCAAACTTCTATCAATATCTTAATAGACGCTTTCGGAGAAGAAAGCCAACAGTGGGTTGATAAGGAGGTAACTGTTTATACCAAGAAAGACATAATCAATAACAAGAAGGTGGTTATCGTATATCTAGCACCTAGTGGCTACATTTTGGATGAGTGGGGAGAATTAGTGAAGGAAGAACCGAATGTACCTAGAGAAGCTCCAGAAGAAGAAGAGAAGTCTGACGCACAAAAGGAGGTCGAAGAAATAAGAGCCACTGACGCTGAGGCTTCACCTTTCTAGGCTTATGTCACGATACCCAACAGGAAAACAGCAGATAAAGGTGTTAGAGATCCTATTGGAAGCTAACGGTGAGTGGGTATCGAAGCATTACTTTATCCGCGAACTAAACAAGGAGTTAAGTGCATAAATTATGAAATGGATTACTGAACTAGGAACAATTTTTGAGAGAAACAATAAAATATACAAAATAATAGGACAAACATCAGGGCAAAAAGTTGTTTATTCAATTCCTGTAGAAGAACCTGTTTGCGAACATTGTGGAAATAGATTTATAGAGTCCGATGTAGAAGATTCTCAGAATTTCCAAGAGAGCATTAAACCAGTAAAAACGCTATGAACACAAAACACACAGAGCATTATAAGGATAAGATATAAGGTGTATGAAAGTAATTACTAGAAAGGAAATGTTAAGGATGCCGAAAGGTACTGTTTACTCATATTATGAGCCTCATTTTTTTAGAGAATTAGAAATTAAGGCAGACGACCCTGAGAACTACGACAACGATTGGTTATTTGACAGCATTGTTGGGGCTGTTAAGAACAATGGTTCTGGTGATTTTTCAGATAAGTGTACCTTAATGAAGGCAGGGGAAAGTGTTGAGGTAGATTTTGAGTACACATCAAGAGATGGAATGTTTGAAGATGAACAACTATATGCTGTGTACGAAAAAGAAGATGTAGAGAAGTTAATAGCTAGATTACAGCAAACACTATGAACACAAAACACCACACCAGCCTAAAAATAGCCAAACAACTAGCAGAAGCAGGGATTGTGATTATAATCCTAAATAATATGTTAGCAAAAGAATATGATTAACCAAGTTATACAAAGAGATTATTAACCCTAAAGAATAAAGATATGAAAAAAACACTAACCAAAAATAAATATAATCTGTATCACGTTAAAGATGGTGTGAAAATTGAGGGAGTGCATTCTGGACTTCGTGGAGATATTTCTGATGGACTTTATGGAAATGTCTCTGGACTTCGTGGAGATGTCTATGGACTTCGTGGAAACGTCACTGGACTTTCTGGAGATGTCTATGGACTTCGTGGAAATGTCTCTGGACTTCGTGGAGATATTTCTGATGGACTTCGTGGAAACGTCACTGGACTTTCTGGAGATGTCTCTGGACTTCGTGGAAATGTCACTGGACTTTCTGGAAACCTCGATGACTGTGAAATCACAGATGAGGATAGAAAAAAAGGTATTGATGTTAATGAGTTAATTCAAGAATAAAGATATGAACAACTACACACAAAGACGATTGGAAAGTGAACTATTTAAATTAGTAATTGATTTAGTCTGGTCAGCGACAGACGGTGGATGTAAATTAAAAGAAAGCGACTTTAGCCATTTTGAAGAGCCTTTATACGAATGGACAGAACTTGTAAACAAATTCTCCACCTCAATCGCACAAGCCGATCAGGAGATGTTGAAGAGGGTGAAAGATTGGGCAAAAAGTAAAAAAGAAAAATTGACTATGAAATGGGATGAGGATAAAGCAAAATCAACAGTTTACGACTCAATCATATTTAACTGGGATGATTTTCCCCTCCTCTCCTCCCTAGACAAAGAGATTATTAACCCTAAATAACACCTATGACTAACCCAACAATAGAAGAAACCCTAGACGAAGTAGAAAAGTACTGGGACACAGACCGCACCGAAGCCACCAGGGCAATTATGATTTACCCAACGATTAAATAACACTTATGAACACATATAAAAAAGAAGGAACGATTAAAGGAGAGCTAGTAGTTGATGGCGATTTAATACTGACAGGTAACCTACTCGTAGAAAAAGCGATTGACGTAAAAGGAAGTATCGACTGTGCTGGTTACTCCATCAAAGCAGATTACTCCATCGAAGCAGGTAGCTTCATCGAAGCAGGTAGCTTCATCGAAGCAGGTAGCTTCATCAAAGCAGGTAGCTTCATCAAAGCAGATTACTCCATCAAAGCAGGTAGCTTCATCGAAGCAGTTAGCTCCATCAAAGCAGGTGACTCCATCGAAGCAGGTGGCTTCATCAAAGCAGATTACTCCATCGAAGCAGGTTACTCCATCAAAGCAGATTACTCCATCAAAGCAGGTGACTCCATCGAAGCAGGTAGCTTCATCGAAGCAGGTAGCTTCATCGAAGCAGGTAGCTTCAGTGGAATATCAGCAGGATTGTATATTACTGCGAAAGAAACTGTATCTTGCGGCTTAAAAGTGTTTGCTGGTATTGGTGTCTGGAGAGAAATTACCGATGCTGAAAAAACTATTACTTGTTCAAAGTTAGAAAAGGGGAACGTAGCATATGGCCTGTTAAAAGAAACTGGCATCACTCCGTCCTTATCAGGAAAAGAAGTGTCTGTCACAGTAGACGGCAAAACATACACGGCGGTAATTAAGTAAAATTAAACAATAACTATGACTAAGAAACACGTACCAGACCTAGAACACTGCCAAGAGCTAGACCGACTGTGTAAATAATGTTAGACTGTTAGTATGATACGTTACACAATAACAAAGGAATATCCATTACGTAAAAAGATGGATAAGGCAGGACTTACCATAAGGCAACTAGGGGAACGAAGCGGAGTTCATTACACGTACATTTCTCGTTTGCTTACAGGTAAGGGGATAGCATCAGAAGCTATATTAGAAAAGCTAAAATCTTCACTATGGTAACAACTTGGAAGCCAGTAGTAGGATATGAAGGATTGTATGAGGTGAGTAACACTGGCTTAAAATAACAACGCACCGAGATATGACACTACTTAAAAAATTGCAGAAGTTAGCTAGAGAAGAAATGCTTGGAGCTATACTACGAGATGAAACAGTCACACCTCAACAAGCGATAGATAAGATTATCGCCAACACCGTCACCGCAGTCCTAGATGAGATTGAGAGGGAGGTGGGGCGAAGAATGGAACACTACGCACACTTAGAGCATGAGAGGTGGAGTAATTGGCAGAGGTATTGTCATAAAATATTTAAGGAAGGAAAGTTTGAGGAGTTTCTACCTCGTTGGGAACGACAAATAAATACCTCATTCAAAGACCTATCAGAACCAGAAAAAGAAAGTGACCGAGAACAAGTCCGCCCTTACATAGACGACATCAAAGCCATCATTACCAATAAACGCACCGAGATATGAACACACCAATTAAAAGCAACTGCTGTAATGTAATAGCAGGAGTACAAGGAGACACTACTAAATTTCATGTCTGTACTAAATGCAATAAGGCCTGTGATACGCATTATTAAACATAATAAATAACTATGAAAAACGATAAATTTGAACTAACAAGTGAAACAAAAGTAGAGTTTGGAGTAACTCTGCACCGTATTAAAGCTCTTAAAAGTTTCGGATACGTCAGCAAGGAAGAATTAGGAGGCTGGGTAGAGAAAGAGAGTAACGTAAGTGTGTCTGGTAACGCATGGGTGTCTGGTAACGCAAGGGTGTCTGGTGACGCAAGGGTGTTTGGTAAATTAAAAGCTGGCCTATTCTTTGGAGTAAAATGGCTGTCAGCTACAGAAATTAAACAAATCGAAATAGAAGACGGAAACTATCTCGTCTATAAAGGTGAAGCTGAGTTTGGAGATGATGAAGAAGAAGTAACTGAGATGACTATGGAAGAAGTCTGCAAGGCGTTAGAAAAGCCAGTGAAGATTAAAAAAAGCTTATGAGGCATACAGACAGTCAATCTAATTACGAAACATACGGTTCGCACTCTCACTGCTTTGACAAAGAGAATCCACCATGCGGACAGAAGATTGAACATTACAAATGTTGTCTGTGTGGAAAGTTGAACCCGAAGATTGCCACCGCAGTAGAGCAGAGAGATGCTGATGTGATAGAGATGGTGGAGAAACGACTAACTGAATTTATAGAAAACATACCAGAAGCATACGGCTGGGGAGATGAAGATAAAGAAGCTGATAGGGGGTATCAAATTTGCTCTAAGAATGTAAAAGCAATGCTCCTTAAAGAAAAAAATACTATCCTCACCTCCATTAGAGGTGATAAGAAATAGAGTATGAACAACACTAAGAGCGTGGAGGTGGAGGAATATAAGGAATGGCACAAATTACTACAGTATATTATGGAGGAATATTGGGAAGAAGATGCGTGGTGTTGTGTTTATAGTTTTATTCGCAGGGTTAATAATATATTCAGCTTATGGTCTCTAGTCCTTATAAAATGAAGATAAAGCCAATTATCTACACAACCTCTAAAGATTTAGAGTGGGTGAAAGAAGAATGTGAAAAAGCAATACCGGTTATGGAAACTTCACCTTATGTACAGGTGGAAGAATTTACTGTCTTATATTTAGACCCAAAAAAAGTGGTCCCCGTGACTTATATAGATTCAGAAGGTGTAAGGAAGATAGCCTTTGGCTGGTTCGAAACTTATCTATCTGATACAGCTAAACTTATGGGATTTAATATGGTTGGTTACCACTTTAGTAAGGAAGAAAGAAACAATTGGGATTTAGATGAAAACTTTAACGGAATGTATTGGACTGATAGTAATGATAGTTATGAATTTTGGGTTTGTGCAGATAAGGGTGAATGGTCCCCAATAAATAGGTCCGACTTACCACAGTTCTATAGAATACTTCTACATGAAGTAGCTCATGGATTTACACACTTCTCTAAACGTAGAGAAGAACTTATTTCTAAATATAAACTGGATAAATATAAAGACGACTATTATAGACTGCCAACACACTACTTTGACTACGTTAAACGTGACATAGAAGCAATCTTCCCAGAGATAAGCTTCGAACAATGGTCACTAAAGAAATATCTAAGGTCTTTATTAGAACAACTACTAGAAATGTTGTTACTTAAAAAAGCCGCTCAAAAAGAAACTGAGGAAGATTACTAACCCCCACAAGACTTTGAAAAACAACTATGAAATACAGTCTCTATAAGAAACTAACCTACTGGCGAGACAGCACACCTCTAGCCTTAACTGAAATACTAGACTGGATTCGATATGAGGTGCTGTATGACCCAAATGATGAGCGACACCATTATTAGCCATTGAATAAAGGTAGTAGTGCAAAACTAACATAACTATCTAACAGTAATTATAAACATATGAACCTATCACTTAAAAATATAGAAGAAGAAATGGCTTTTGGTAACTCAACACCTGGCCGACTGGCTGAGATTCGGGTTATTTTATCCGGCAAATATGCTTATGCCAGCAACCAGCTGGAGGAGGTGCTCAACAAGAAGCCTGCAATCTGGAACGGTTTGAGAGCCGACCACAAAAGTGACACGGCCACTGAACGTACCTGGGAAGCGACAGAGCTTGGAACAGCCGAGCGGCATTGGCGGTTTGAGTTAAAGAAAATTGAGAAAATGCTTTCTGCTGCCAAGACCCTTATTGATGTGAAAACCACCGAAGCCTATAATTTGACGTGATACAATTAGCTGGTGAAGCGTACCCCTGTAAAACGCAAGACATCTCTAAAGAATAAAACTTCCTTTAAATGCTCCACCAGGAAGGATATTAAACGCCGAAAATTGCCTTCTAAGGGTTACAAAGTGCCGGACTGGTACAAAGCTATAAAACCAGGCTCACATGGCAGAACACCCACCCAGAAGCGTTTGTGGCGGGTTGTATCTGAAACCTACCGAAAGTTTGATTGGAAACATTACGGCCATCACTGCCCTTGCTGTGGTGTTTATCTTCCAAGTTGGCGAGATGGACAGCTAGGACACTGGTTGCGGTACTCTATATGCAATAGTTGGTTCAAATACGAACGTAGGAATTTGGCCCTTATCTGTGCTGGTTGCAATCTCAAGGACGACGCTATCACGCTCAAGAAGCTTGGAGAGACACTGCAATTCCGTCATGGTCCAGAGGTACTTGATTGGATTGAGATAGAAAATAGAAAATACTCCGGCCAAAAGCAGGAGGACTGGTCATGTGTGGATTATGCAGAAAGAGTGTTATCCCCACAGGATTAGTGCCTACTGCTTGGCTAGATGGTACTATCTGACTATATGATTATATGATTATAGTTTCTAAACGTAGAAGAAATAATATTTGGGTAGAAGAAATGATTAGGGAATTGAACGGTACTATCGGTAGCTTGCATTACGCAAAAGAAAAGCTATCAGATAGATACCTAGAGTTAGCTGAGGAACATCAGTTATTGAAAGCACAGTGGACAGAACAACAGAATATTATTAACGAACAGCACAAACTAATTGAATACTTGAAAAGCTTAGAGGAGTAATCCACAGTTATACACTTGCTTGATTAGGGGGGTTGTGTGGTATATTATAGCTAATGTTCGAGTCCCACTTCAGGCACACACCACTCCACACAGGAGTAGACAACAATCATCACAGTCTGTAGCCGTTGACTAAGACTGAATAAAAATATCTTCAACTGACAGCAACGCCTCCAAATTGTTGACCACTAGCTTATAGTGGTTCCCGATATGGAGGGGTTGAGTAGGTACATCTTTGTAAGTTGGATTCCCATAAAACGTGTCGCTAGAAATAGCTTCATTGAGAAGGACAAAAAGAGGGGAGTGGATAACCAAGCTTCTCCTATCTCTACTTACTAAGTGAGTTCTACAATGATGATTCACATATCTTTCCCACATTAACGCTAGTTCGGGATAGAGAAACTTTATTCACATAAATAACAAACAATAAGAAAACACTAATATATAATCTAGTGATGGATAAAACAAAACTAGACATGTCACGCTTTAAGGTAACTAAAGGTGGCAGCGAGTGGCAAGAAGTAATTCGAATGTTTGAGGACAAATTAAATCCACCACGAGTAGCAGGCGGTTTCAGAAAACTATCTCCTGCCGTGATTGCAAAGAAGTTAAAAATAGCTGGTGTAGACAACTGCCAACAAGGGTATGACCTTTACCGCAAATGCCAAGAGTTTGAGACATTCGGCAAAGGCTTCTGGTATTTTGTTCGGGGTTCACACAAGTGAAATAAATAATAAGATGAGATATTGAAGTGTGATTTGGTGTGTGCTAACTGTCACCGCAGACGAACGCATATACGTAAGGAAGTGACTAAATAGCGACTAGACCAAAAACCAACGAAATGTTATTTACTCTAAGTAAATAACATGGTTTAATCAGTACATGAAAAACCTATTCAGTAGAATGCGGTCCACGAAAATAAGGGCTGTATATGATGAAGACTTAATGCCAATGCTAGAGAAGGCAGGACTTTTGTGCCGAATTGAAAATGGTGAGATTATGTGTAAATACAGCAACGAAGTTATTACTCTTGAAAATCTAGCAGGCATCATCCCTACGCCTATTGGATATGATTTAGTATCTAATACAGCATTCAGAAATGACCTTATTCGGACTCGAACTTAATATTGGAGAAATTGTAATCTACGGCTTCGCTGCGTAATTCCCCACAACATAGTGAACAATAATCTACTCACTCCTACGTACATGGTAAAATAGTACGTAGACAACAGGAGGAGTAGTACATTGAAGAAAGCAAAGAAAGCACGTCGTTTATGGAAACGTGTCTGTAGGGAGACAACAAAATGCCACAGGCCATCATTGACATCTCGGACTTTGAGCGGTGCAAGGAGTGTCAGAAACCCCGCCTCAGAGTTTACCTTCAACAAACAAAAAAAGGCTACATATGCCGCATTTGTATAAAGGAAAAACTCAATGGAAGATTTCCGCGACTTCGAAGACCAACTGTTTGACGAAGAAACAAACAGAAAATGGAAAAAACAAAACCTCATTTTCCTGCTCTGCATCATTGCACTAGCAGCGACATTCCTGGTTTCGTTTTTCCTACCGGCCCTTATCGCTGGTTAAACTAATCCCCGCCGACTCTTTAGCCGACGGGGTTTCTATTTGATAGAATATCGGTATGCAGAAATGTTATAATTGTAGAGAGAAAACAAAGAAAGGTTTTTTATTTTGTAAGAGCTGTGAAGGTAAGCCAGTCAAGACAACTAGCACCCTAATAATTTACGACAAAATATAGCGTGGTATAATTCTTAGTAGAATATTAGTTCTTTCCTCCGCACAGTGTTTTGGTAAACCGCACTTCACGCACTATTGAAGAATTAGTTTCATATCGTTCTACACGTAATAAGCAATAAGCATCATATTCCAGCGAGTTCTCCCAACTCCACCACTAGCATAAATCTATTAAGTGCGATGCGTAGAGGTTCAATCCCTCTAACTGTGATATCATAATACCTTATGAGTTTCTACGATGAACTAACAGACCTCCTGCAAGAATTAGAACTTCTGGCCGCTGAAGAAGAGTTGACAGCGGAGTAAGTTATCAGTGAGGTACATATTTTTATAACAAACCATAATTAGTATGGCATCATGTTTCTATGAGTGAACAGTTGGAAAACAGCAATAAACAAATACGTCATAGCAACAAAAGTAGATAATGAAACTATTAGTGTATCTGGAATTATCTCAGGCGGAGGTGAACCACGATACAAAGTTGTAGCCACAACAGAGGAGTCAAAAGATTTACAAGACAAGGTAGTAATAGGGGTAGCCAACAAACTAGATAACGGTTTCTACTACATCGACTACACGCAGATATTTGCAGTAGTAAGTTAAACAACGTGTTATAGTTGTTGTATATGGCAAACCAGTACAAAGCAGACCCTAGACAATCTTTATTCTTAGCGGCTTACCTAGACCCCAAAAGCGAGACATTTTCTAATGCATACCGTTCCGCACTACACGCAGGGTATGAAGATGAGTATGCTTCGGTGATACTTAGTAAGGATCTAGATTGGCTGTCAGATAGTGTCAAGGACGAAGAATTAGTAAGTAGAGCTGAAAAAGCACTCTCAGAGGCACTAGGATACATCACAGTAAACGAAGAAGGCAGAGTTGATAGTGGAGCAGGTAGATTAAAACTAGACGCCGCTAAACTTGTTTTAAAGGGATTGAAAAAAGACAAGTACTCAGAACGGTCAGAGTTTACCGGAAAAGACGGTGGAGCTATAGAAATAAACAAAGTCTCAGAAATGTCTGATGCAGAACTACTAGCACTAGCAGGTGACAAGAAAACTGATAAGTAACTTTATAGTATACAACGATATAAAGCAGGTAGATTTATTCCTGCATTTTTCTAGACGATACAAGGTAAAGAAACGAGTAATAGAAACTCTAGTCCAGATGTGTGACCAATGGGGACCAGCCAGAACTCACGAGGTACTACAGGTAGCCCAGCCAGTTACTTATAGGCAAGTACGATATATACACAAGTGCGTACTACTGCACAAAGACCTACTATTTATATTAAAGCCTGGTGGCTCTATCACTGAACGCGCTATCCTTGTACGACTAGAAGACCGGGGATGGTTAGAACTGATACACGAACATAAAGACACGCGGCGTATTAAGGGAACATACCGTGAGTTAGTATTTAGAAAAGCATGACACAATTTACTAAAAAGGACGCGGAAAAGGAATTAGCACGCCGTGAGTTGGCTCGTAGGAACTTTACAAACTTTAACAGGTACGTTGATGAGGGTTATATGTCTAGTTGGCATACGGAAGTGCTGTGTGATGCGTTGCAGCGGCTAGAGAAAAAAGAGATTCGCTGGTTGATTATAGAAGTTCCGCCCAGGCACGGTAAGTCCCTACACGTATCACAACGGTTCCCAGCGTGGGTAGTGGGCCGTAAGCCAGACACCGATGTCATTGTTGGTTCTTATTCAGGAGACCTAGCATCAGACCACGGCCGTGAGACTCGTAACTTGATTCAAAGCCGAGAGTATCAGAATGTATTTAATACTAGACTAGCACCAGACTCATCAGCTAAAGGAAAGTGGAACACGCAGAAAAAGGATGAAAAGGGTGAGTGGGTAAACGCTAAGGGAGCTTACAATGCGGCTGGTGTTGGTGGCTCTATCACTGGAAAGGGAGCTGACTTCTTTATTATTGATGACCCCTTCAAAGACCGCAAAGAAGCTGACAGCCAAGTAATTAGAGAGACAGTATGGTCTTGGATGCGCTCGGTGGCTCGTACACGACTTACTCCCACTGGATGTATGCTTATACTACACACTCGCTGGCATGAAGATGACCTGATTGGACGCCTAGTTGATGGTAAAGAGACAGCGGAACCGTGGGTAGATTACTTTGATTACATTAAGAATGGCCTAGGTGACGCTAAATGGGTACGACTACAGCTCAAAGCGATAGCAGAAGATGATGAAGAGTACCGCAAGAAAGGGGAGGCACTGTGGCCAGACAGATATGACCTAGCTGAATTACAGGATATTAAAAGCACCCTGGGACCGTATGAGTTTAGCGCGCTCTATCAAGCTAATCCTGTAGACGATGCAAGCCGTGAGTTTAAGCGCGAGTGGTTTAAGTATCGGACTTATGATGAGGTCTCAAAAATGACTACCAGACGTTTTGTCACGATTGACCCCAACTTAAAGAAGTCCGACCAAAGTGATTATTGTGGAGTCACTAGAAACTATATCAACAGCGAAGGCCAGTGGAACCTGCGCTCTACTCGCTATCGGGTAAACAGTAAAGAAGTAATTGACTTGATATTCTTATTGCATGATGAAGGTTTTGAAAAGATTGGCATCGAGGAGGGTGCGTTCTCGTACGTGGTAGAACCATTCTTACAAGAGGAAATGCGTAAGCGAGGTAAGTTCCCTAATGTAATCCCACTCAAACACAATCAGACTATGAAGGAAACGCGCATCAGAGGGCTTATCCCGTGGTATGCAGGGCACATGGTTTATCACCTAGAGGGTGACTGTACTGATTTAGAAGAGGAGCTACTAGCGTTCCCCAAGGGTTCAAACGATGACTGCGCGGATGCTACAGCGTACCAGCTACAGTTTGCCGAAGCTCCAGCCAGTGCCAGGACTCAAGCCATGCTACAAGAGCAAGACAGTAACCGCGCGGCTCAAATAGGCCAGCGACTTGGCCTGTAATTGTCGGCAATATACTGCATACTTTACTAATCATCTGATAATATAGACACAATGCAATTACTATCTACAATCAAAGCGGAGATTGACAAGTACACCAATGAATCAGTCGAGACATCAGGCGGTGAGCTGTATTCAGAGTGGAAGCTCAAGAAACGTATTGCTAACTATAAAGCTAGACGTTATCCAACTGGCAAGGTAAACGCCAACGGGGAAATTGAGTACTGGTTTGACGCTATACAGTCACGAGTAAATAACGAAATCAAGAACCTGCGAATCGACTCACGTTTCTTTATGTTCTGGAGTCAGAACCCAACTAAAGACTTCCCAGCGGTGTATATCACAAACGCTGCGCTGGCTGAGTACATGGAAGATACTGGTCGAGCCGAGGAACTGTCTGGGAGCAATGAAGACTTTTCTGCTGACGGCAATATTCTTCTGCGTAAGACAGATAGGTCGTATGAGAAGTGTGACATGATGCAGACGTTTCTAACCAACACACTCGCACGCTCCGTAAACGAGACAGATATTATCGAACGGTTTACGCTGACTCAATCAGAGTTATCAAAGCGGTCTAACATTTATGAGAACGTCGAATCTGTGATAGAGAAGTGTAAGAACACTACCTACGGTGCAACTGAGACATCCTCTAAATCAACCAAGACGGCTCCTCAGTATGAGCTATACCGTCGCACTGGAGAAATTACCGAGAAGGCATACTACGAAGCAAAGGGAGAAAAGAAAGGCGATGCGAATAAATACATTCTAGCGATGGTTATTGTTTGTGGTTTGACCGCAGCTGATGGTAAGGACAAATCAGAATACGTATTGTTCTGCGAAAAGCTCACTGGCTCAATGTCAGACCATTTCAAAGAAGCTCACCGGGGACCATACAAAGGCAAGTGGATGCGGGAAGGGTTGTATGAGCTGCTACTAGACCACCAGACAGCGTACAATGAGCTTACCAACGAGATTATGCGCGCTATTCCTTGGAGTACGTCCGCAATCCTAGCGTCTAATGACTTGCAGACTTTCCAGAATGTCCGTCACGGGTTGCAGCGAGGAACACTGTTGAAGTCATCAGACATCCGACAGGTACAAATCACAGCGCAAACTACCGAAGCGGTAAACATGCGTAACAGTGTGCTAAACGAGATGGACACTATCTCTAACTCATTTGAAGTAGTACAGGGTATTACTCCAGCATCAGGTACTCCACTAGGAACTACCCAGATGATGAACAGTAACGCCAACAAGATGTTTGACTTCTTACGTAAGAAACTGGCAGTACCATATCGCTACGTGTACCGCGACTTTGTACTAAAAGATTTAGTGTCAGACTTAAAAGGTAAGGACATTATCCGTATCACTGGTTCAGACCAGATGCTGGAAGACTTTAGGAAGCTCGCCGCTAACGTCTGGTTTAACAGCAACCTTGCCATTATCGGACCGCACACGAAGGAAATGCGAGAGCAACTGATTGAAGAAAAGGTAATGGAGTTGCAACAGACTGACCCGGTACTTAAAAACAGTAAGGAAATCTGGAAGGAAGTGCTACCGCGAATGTATGTCACAGTGGTAGGTGAGGCATACAACACCGCTGAGATTGATACAATCATGCAGACAATCAATCTAGAAGCTGACCCAGTCAGACGGGCGTTCTTCCTAGACTACATCTATAAGTCAAAAGGCATCCAAACACCACCAGAGGTAATGCAAGCCCAGGAACCAGAAGCTACACAACCACAGCCATCGGCTCAACCAGCAGCTCCACTAACATCACAGACAGCAATGGTATAGTATGGAACAGTTCAATCAAACCCAAGCCTACTTAGAAATGGATGAAAGGTCGTCAACTGAACGCATCCTAAACGAAATGACCGACCCTAAGCGAATAGAGCAACGGCGGTTACACAAAGCAGAAGTACAGCGAGTGCAGGAGGTAACAAATAAACATAGTCTATGACAAAAATAAACGCTACAATCCTAACAACAGAAGAGTTTGACGCGAAAAAGGCAGAGGTAGACAGACTGATTGCAGTATTTGAACTGTGGGAAAGCACAGAGCTATCTACCGAAACACAAGCAGAGATACAATCACTGTTCGATGACCTAGCAAAAAACCTATACGCTATTGACTGTGCGTTCCTAGATGCAAAGGTCAGTGTGTACAAAGATATTGAAAAGCTAATGAAAGCCTAAATATGATAACTCCGGAAGATGCAAAAGAATTAAAATCACGACCTGAGTGGCAAGCGCTAGAAAAGCACCTAGCAGAATGTATAGACGTGTTAGATAGTTGCTCTAGCATTGCAGATGACAAAGACTTTGCAGTAGAAGCCAAAGGACGGGCGCTTGCTGTACAGACTATCCACCAAATCCTCGAACCATTCCAGTATGACCCCCAACCAATCGCAAACATGCGCGCTGAATCACTCAGAAAGCTAGGAATGTAATAATTGTCGGCAGTTTCCCCCAGTAATATGGGGGGTTTTGCTATCCTATATGTAAGTTCAAGATATAAATTATCTTCGAGCGAGGTTATTAAGGACATTGTCCACCCAACAAAAATAAGTATTCCTATGGAACAACAAAACAACACTCCATCTCCGGAGGAGCTCCAAGTTGAGCAGGAGAGTCTTGCAGAAGTTCAGGACGCAGACCTTCGTTCATCTGTCCTCGACTCATTAGGCCTCGAAGCCGATGACAATAACGAAGACTTGGTTAATAAACTGGTAGAGCGAGAGAAATCAAGCCGCCAGAAACTATCTAGTGCTATCGGTGCCAAAATTAAGTACCGAACAGAGCTAGAAAAGTTTAACCAAAAGCCTGAACAGAAGAAGCCTGAACAGAAGAAGCCAGAGCAGTCAAAGACTGAATTCGACGCTGATTCTATCCGCAAGCAAACGGAACAGACCGTAAAGGCGCAATTCGATGAGGAATATCTTGAAGAGTCAGAGTATTCTGACACACTCAAGGCAGAACTTAGAAAAGTTGCTAAACTTAACGAAACTACCGTTCGTGCCGCTACCAAAGATTCTTACATTCAGTACTTGATTGAAAAAGAAACTGACGGAAACCGCATTTCAGAAGCCGCAAAAAACGGAGGCGGAAGTGCTAAAAGTTCTAAAGGCAATTCAGGAGAGATGCCAGACCAGTTTACTGATGCTGCATACATGGCTACCCCAGAGGGGCAAAAAGCCTACGACGAATGGTCTAAGAACTAAGTACAACCAAGTCCATAACGTAAAAACATTTTATGTCTATTGACAATAACATGGTGAAGCAAATTTATGCTAGAGCACAGCGTAAATTCTTCGTCAAAAACATGGCTATGGCACTTGCCAACCGTGAACCAGGAGACGCACTAAAGGTCCAGGGTGGACGTAAGTATCACCGGCCAATCATCGGATTCGCTCAGATGCAATCTTATACCCCGCTCACCGCTACATCAGTATCTCAAAACATTGAGACAGCTAACGAAGAGTTGACCGTAGACCGAGCAACCGATGCTGAATCAATCCACATCAACATCGACGACACTGAGAAAGCACAGCTTAAAGACCAAGACCTCGTAGCACGTTATGGTGACGACCTTGGACAAGCTATGAAAGACTCAGTTGAAAAGCGATGGGTAGGTAACATTGAGAGTGTACAAACTCTTGGTTCAGCCGCAGCACCAATCGACTTCTCTGGAACTACTATTCTCGACACTGTAGAAGACGGTCTAGGTCTAGTAGACGTAGCAGACATTGACGAAATCCAACGTGTTATCCTTATGGGACCACGAGCGTACCGAGCAATCGAAAAAGCTACAGCTAACCGAGCAACTGTACTAGGAGACCAAACGTACCTAGGAGGTTATCCAGCCCGTTCGCTAATGGACTCAATGCTTGTAAAGAGTAATAACCTACCTTGGAGCGCAACCCTTGCAATGGGGACAGCACCGTCTAACAACGATACTGTGACTGTAGCTGGAGTAACTGCAACGTACAAAGCTACTCTAACTGGAGCAGAAAACGAAATCCTTATTGGAGCAAACGTAGCAGCTTCACGAGCTAACACGATTGCGTACTTCATTGGAACTGGAACTGTGGGAACAGATTACAGCAACCCAGACATCATTCAACGGATGTACCTACGTCGAAACCGACGAATCGGAGTAACAGAAAGTTCAGCAAACCTACTCTTCACTGGATTCGGTGACGTAGGAACAGCTGAAACCTTTACTGCCGGTGGTAACATCTGGAGTGCAGAAGTTACAAAGATGTTCTTCACAGCCGTTGGCGCAACTGACCTTGCCCTACAGCTAGATGAAGGTATCGAAATGAGTCGACCAAAGCCAATGACTGGCGAGGCTCACTTCACCCGACTATCAGGAGTGACTATGCACAATGCAAAGACATTTACTGACGGTAAGTACATGACTGTGACTACTTTTGTAGACGCATCTGACTACTAACCAAGTTATCTCACCCTTATGGGTGGGGGAGAGCAGATACTGTCTTTTCTCCCTTGTCCATAAAACACACACACCATGCAATTAAAAGATGATACAAATCAATACAACAGCCTGTATCACCTGTCTTTGCGGTGGGCGCGAGCTGATTCTAATAACTTCACCTACGCAGACTTTATTCAGTCGCTAAATATGGCAGTTAATCGACTGACTGCGGTAGCACAACGGCATGACAAGAGTTGGAAGTCACAGGATACAAACTCCACTAGTAATCTACTGGATACTACAAACGATTTAACTATTGGCGAAAACATCATCGCTATCTCTACCTCGTGGCGCAAAATCTCACGAATAAGAATCAAAGAGTCTGACGGCACATCTTGGAAGACACTGACGTTTAAAAGTCGTGACGTGGTTACTGATGATGAGATGGTTAGTGGAATGTTAGACCACTATTACCTACTAGGAGGCAATTTATATATTGTTGGCTTTTCTAACTACGCAGCATCCAACGGCGTAGAAGTACAATACCAAGAGGGTCCGGTAGCCTTTACGCTAGAAGCCGGAGATGAGGATGCAGTAGTAGGTTTTGACCCTATCTTTGAAGAGTTGGCAGCTTTAATGCCCGCTTTAGACTACCTAGAGATAAACGGACCAGACGAACAAGCTCGCAAGGTAGTGGTTCGCATTGGAGTCGAACCACGCCGAGGAATTGAGGGGTCAGGACTTCTTAACGCCCTAGCAGTTACCTACCAAGAGCGACACGACATCGAGCATACACTTAGCTTGGCACGTAACAACACAGCCAATGGCTTACTAAACGATTATTCAGGTAACTACCCACTCTACTAACATGAAAAGCCTATTCAGTGGCGGATACAGAGGACTCTCAGACAGCATATTTAGCGGTCAGCGGGGTTCTGTGTCCAAAAGTGTTGGAATAGACAGTCGAAGCAAGCCAGGGGTCTTAAAAGCGCACCAGAAGCTTACTAAAGATTCAGGTACAGTCGTAGATGAGCTATGTAAAGTTTCAGTAAAAGTATCAGACGGCTCAAAGTTATGGTTTTCGAGTGAAAGTGGGAAAGTATGGCGTGAAGTTGCGGGTACTTACACGCTTTTGACTAACTTTAATATTAGTGAATGGGATGTTCGAACAATGGCGTTTACCGACCAGTCTTTAGATGTAACTGCAAATTCTGTGCGTTCAACTGTCTTTATGGGGATAAGAAACGCTGGTTTTGGAAATACTAAATTTCATTTAGGTAGAACACAGGATGAATTTATCTACGGGTACATTGATACAGATGGTGGATATAACTTAAGCGACTTTGCATACGACGAGTTATATAACCACTCTGCCCAGACAGATGATTCTAGGGCATATTGCATGAATAGTGCTGGTACGAAGTGGTATGTATCATCTGCTACAGTGATATATCAGTACTCCACTGGTTCTAACATAGACATTTCAAGCTCATCATACGATTCAAAGTCGTTTACACCATCAGAAACTACATCTATCTGGTACATGCAGTTAAACACTGACGGAACTAAACTATATATTGGGGATGACCGGTTCGGCACACCGACTTTATACCAGTACACACTAAGTACAGCATTTGATATTTCAACCGCAACATATGACTCAGTATCATTTTCATTTGGTACAGAAATAAACATTTTTCGTGGAAACCAACCAATTTCTTTTTCCCCTGACGGAACTAAAATTATTGCATATGGGTATCCAGTTGTTGGTAATAGAAATAGGTTTTACCAATACGATTTATCTACAGCATACGACCTGTCCACAATAAGCTATAGTAAAAGTTGGCAATACCTCAGTTCTGTTTTTGACGATAATGTCCAGTCTATTTATCTGCAAACCGTTGCACCTTATGGAATATACCCTGGAGGGAATAAAATGTTTATTTCCACTACTTCGGTTACTGTAAACCTAAACGGCTCTATTAGTACTTCAAGTGTCGGTCCATACGTGCTCTACGAGCTAGAAATGAGTACAGAAGCCCAGACTGGTATCGTATTAGGTGCAGAAGAACACGTTGGGCTGGGAACAGATGTGTTTAAGAACGTATTTAGTCCAGCCACAGCCGAACCAGAAGATCATGTATACTTCGCCACAAAAGATTACTTTTTTAGAGTTAGGACTAGTAACATTGCTGATATAGAAGAAAACATCGTACCTGTTGGCACGTTTGTTAACGGCAACAGCACACACCATCCAATGGTGAAACAAAACTCATCTTTATACATTGGAGATGGCAAAGTTGTAGCGCAAGTAGACTTTAGAGGGTCGTTTACTGCACAGACAAACTTTAACGTACAAAATGATGAAGTGGTTACAGCACTAGCTCCATTTGACCTTGATGTTTTAGTCGGAACTAATAACATTAGTAATGGTCGAGTGTTGCGGTGGGATGGAATATCAGAGACAACCAGTGCCGAGGATATTATTTATGAAAAAGGCGGGATACTTGCATTTATTCTTGATGATAACTTTGTGTATCCAGTGGCAGGTAATCGAGGGTCTGTCTACTACTACAACGGAGCTAAATGTGAAGACTTTGTCACTATTCCGGAAATAGAAAATCAAGACACAATAAAAATAAACGGTAACGCGATTGGGTACTTTAGAGGTACGCCGCTAGTAGGTATTTCCAACTTATTAGGAAATCCAGTACTCCAAGGTATCTACGGCTACGGCTCATACAACTCAAACTACGCCAAGTCATTGTCACTAGACTTCCCGATGCCAAGTGGTCAATTTTCAGGGGTAGAAATTGGTGTAATCCTTACAGAAGGTAACGACCTGTACGTAGCGTGGAAAGACGGGACTGATACAGGAATTGCTAAAATTGACTGGAGTAATAAATACGCTTCGGCGTACTTCGAGACACTGACCTTAACACAAGCCATGAACCGTCACCAAGCTAAGACCGTGTCAGACGTAATCGTGCCGTATCACAAGCTCCCTGCAAGCACTGGTATTACTATTGGAATCAATAAAGACTATGATACTGCCTACACCAACATGGATGTGCTGGACAGTACGGTGCGGAAAGTAGTAAAACTCAAGTCACCAAGTACCCCTGATACAATCAATCCTCAGCTACGAATTGGCTTAACTGTAAACGCAAACGACACGCCGGAGATAGAAGATGTGTTATTTGCCATAGCTAGTGTAGGAAATAAATAATATGGCTAAAGATAAACTAGAAAATGAAGTAGAGCAGTTTACCGAGGGTGAGCGGTTTTATGAAGTAGTAGATCCAGAATCTACCCGTGACGTGCGACGTAAAGGAGCTGGGTTTGATACCCTTGGTAACTTTGTGCGTGGACTTAAAGAGTTGGCTTTTAGTAATGGTTTTAAAATGGTAAACCGACCCGGGCGCAACATAAACCCAGCGGAAAAACTAGCGACTGGCTTGGTAAACGTAAAGAACGCGTTTGAACTGTTTTACACCAAGATGTCTGACGATGGTATTCAAAGTCTTATTTTCGGGAGGCAGGGTGACGGTAAGTCTCGTTTTACCAACCTAATTGACTTTGCAGCTACTCATAACACCAAGATTGGTAGTAAAGAAGGGCGCAACAATGGCTATATTAAACTGCGTGTCACTAGAGATGGTGAAAACCCGGCGAGTGACCGTAGTGGTATTAACCTCTATGACCCTGGTACGGTAAATGATGTCGGACTGGAGGGGGTAGTCATTCAGCTTGCTAGTCAGGGAGCTAACGGAGGCATAGCCATTGCTCACATAGCAAATAAAGAAGATAGCCCGACTGGTAGCGTTCCTTATATCCTAGTAGATGTAGATGGTATCCAGATGTTTAATTTACCAACCAGTAACCCGGGTGGCACGGGAGTTATTTGGAAAAACGGTAATGTCTTAAATATCACCTAGTGTCGGCAGTATACCCCTTTATTTCTTTATTATTTAGTAGAATTATCTTATAATGGCAACTCGTGAAGAACAACTAGCGTCAATCAAAAGTCAAGTCTTGGATATTCAGGCTATTTTAAATAAGCGTCAGGCAGCAGAGAGAAATACTCCAACTGTTACACCACTCACAAATAACGAGGGGGCGATTGATGCGGCGACTCTACGCTCTGGTGGTACACCAAACATGCCAGAACCAACTGCACAGAACGTAGCCGAGTCGTTTCAAGGTGGTCTACAAGCCTCTACAGCAGCCGCTAGAACCAATCTTGATGCAACACTCAAGACCGAGCGTGACGCTGCCTTAAAACGACAAGATGACCTAAATAAAAAGCAAGAAAAACTAGTACAAGACAGTAATCCAGAAAACCGCGCGACATTTCAGCAAGAGCAACGGATAGTACAAAACCAAATGGACGCTGCCGAAACCGCCTCAGCTACACTGGAAGAAGATTTTAATAAAAGACGCTCAGTGGTAAACGAGTTAGAAACGGTACTTACCCAAGGTAATCAGTTGATTGAACAAGCTCGTGGAGCTCCTATTTCTCGTTATCGTAATGCGGGTGTAGCCAAAGCTATGCAGAACGTACAAGCGCGCGCTGGTGTCCTTAATGCGGTTATCTCAGGACTCGACGGTAACTTTAACGCTGCCCACTCTATAATTAACAACACCAGAACAGCTGTAGCTGCTCAATGGACTGACCAACTCAACTACAATAAGACGTACATGGATTTGGTAAGGTCAGGCCAGTTAGCCAAGAATAAAATCAATGACGATTACGCTAGTACACAAATCACTTTAGCTGAACGCAAATTAAGTCAGCTAGAAGCTACAGCTGAGACTATTAACAACTTGATGATTGACCCAGAGTCAGCGCAATTTATGGCGGACGCTGGTATTACTCTTAATGACAGTGTCGAGGAGATTAACGTTAAGATGTCCGAGCAGACCAAAGTACAAGAACGACAGGACGTTATGAACGAGCTCAAAATGGAGGGATATCAGTATGTACCATTCCCAGGTGACAGAGAAGATGTAGTTAGTCTGGATGTGGGAGGTAAGACTCTAGCGTTTGTACCGCCAGCCGAGCCAGTTAAAGCAGGGTCAGGTAGTGGCGGTGGAGGATTCACTTCACAAGAGACACGAAAGTTAGAACAGGCTGGCTTAGCAGGGGCACCAAGACAAGAGCAATTAGATTTCCTTTACGGTGGAAGTGGAGCTAAGGTAGATATTACACCAGCGCAAGAACGTACTCTAGTCGGGATAGGTTTTGCGGGAGAGGATATTGCTCAGATTCAACAAGATGTAGCTGATTTCGGTTTAGATACGGTCCTTGAAGGGATTGATAATGAGCAACAACGGACAGCAGTATCAGAGATATTCGGGCGAGAGGTAAAGTCTGAGCCAGCTACGATAGACGAAATCAAGACTAAGATTACTACCACCTTGTCAGGAATAAAAGATGTATACACTAGAGGTGAGGCTGAAGATTTAGCGAGAACAAACCTAGAGTCAGCTTTAGGTACAAAAAATCTACCAGCTACTTTCGAGAACGCTATTCAAGATGCACTAGTGGATGTTTATGGACGGACATTTTGGCAGTCTATAATCCCAGGAGGTCGTTAATATGGCATACACACCAGTAAAAAAAAGAGGAGTAGCTCAGAACGAATCTTCATATACTCAAGTGCGAAACCGTACTGAGTCTATTCCTTATAGCGAGATGTTTCCAGCTACTCAGATAGTTCAGAGAGCTACTTTTAATAATAGGTTAAAGGAAGAGAATAAAACTCCTAGAGAAAAATCACTGGACGTGTTACGTAGTCGTGATATGAGTAGCGATTCTATCAGCCAAGCAAAGGATAAACGAAGTCCTTTACGTAAACTCATTCAAGCGATTCCTAAATCAGAAGGCTTTGAAGAACATATCTTTGACCCTGTTGCAAGAGTGGCTAAGTTCATTTTTCCAACTATTGAAGACTCAATGAAAGAAGCTGTTGAGGAAGACCCAACAAGAACTATGGCTGAGATTCAGGCTAGAGCGACTGAGCTACAGCTACAAGCAGGTTTTGTTGGGACAGAACTAAATATGCAGTTAGACCCCACAGCTGGAGTAGGCTCGATAGCTAAATTACCAGAGAGACTGATAACTAGAGCAGTGGAAGCTCGTACAGCTAAAGAGGCAACTGAAGTTTTAAGTGAACTTGGAGTTAAGAAAAGTGACTCACTTATACAGTCTATTATTGGAGCGGGTAACAAGGCCGATGCTGAAGGTATCCTCCTTAACGCCACTCAAAAGAAACCAGCCTACACACCCGTTAGTACCCGTAATAAAGATGCAGCTGACGATATTGTATTAGAAAACTTAATGCAGAAGTCGGCCATTGACTTTGAAGATGCTGATACAGCAGTTCGGTTTGATATACTCAAAACAAAAGCAAAACGTACAAACTTATCACTAGAGGAGATGGCAGAGGCTAGAGGGATTATTGAGTCAGTAGACGGCAAGCTACCAGTCAACCGTGATGGTGTAAGTGATATACAAAGGAAGCAAGCCAACCCACCCAAAAAAAAGGGCATCATACAAACAGCTAAAGACAACCTACGCAACCCAGCTATGCGCAAAGGAGGCTATGCAGGACGAGTGCCAGAAGAAATGCAACGCTCACGTATAGTAAACAATCAATCCGAATCATTACCTAAGTCTAGCACAAACAGAGTTATAAAAATCAATGAGGAAGTGGATACTATCCGCCAATCTTTGAGGAGTACAGCAGCTACGGTAGATGAAATTGTCAATCTTGAAACAAAACTTTCTATTATTGAGGACAGTTTACCTGATGTACAATTACTAAAACAGATAGGTGGCAAACAACTAGCCAATGGTGACACTTTGAGTCAAGTGCAAGCTACAGCCATGAAGAAAGTAGAAGCGAATCCGATAGCTAAAGACATGTCTTTGACTGAGGCAAACTCGGTACTGAGTAATCAAAAAGCCTACAACAATAAAACGGTCACCGCAGCTAGAGAGGTTAAGCGGGCTAACTTAGATTCGGTGGTAACTGAGGCAGGTTTTAGAAATATGGAAGAAGCTGATGATTCTATCAGGGCTTTTGATAGTTCAAGAGAAGAAATTACTGAGCTGAAAGGTGAATTGAAAGCGGCTAAATCAGAACGGGCTTTGGCAAACAAAGTAAAAGAAATTACCAGACTCGCAACTGGAGAGCGTCGTTCTTACGTAAAGTATTTACGCAACCAGTTCATGCTCAACGAAGGGGATATTAAGAAAGCTGCCAAAGGGGGCGACTACCGAACAATGAGTGACGGTAAGTTCAGTGACTTTATAAAAGAACTAGAGCAAGCGGCAGTAGAGAAAGCAGACACTCGGCAAGCCAAGGCTGAGTTGATGGATATTCGTAATCGTCTCAGTCTCCAGAAAGAAGATAACTACCGCAGGACTCAGGGGTTTCCTCCGATTAGCCAGATGACTGGTGACCAAATGCGTGACTACGTTACAGCCTTAGAGCAATTTCAAGAGGGTGACGTATTCTTAACGGCACGGCAGTTAGAGACAGTAGACAGGACTAACTTAGAGGGAGTGAAGACTATGCGAGAAGCGAGAGAGCGACTACTCAAAGAAATTCAAAAAACACCAGGTAACGAAAAGTTAACACTTGAAGACGTGAGTAATATAAAAGTATCTGCTTTTGATAACTTACGCTATGACACAGCTCTCGCTGAGAAGAATCCTTTTTATAACTTTATCGTAAACAAAACACAAACAGAGATGTTGAACGGTGAAGCTAACTTTTTACAAGTACAGAAAAAGGTCAACGAACTAGCGAAAGCAGCGAACAAATCACGTAGTCGAGGATTGACTGGGACAGTGAGACAAGCTCTTATCCCTAAGAATGATGAGATTGTTAAATACCTGGAAGCTCCGGTAGTAGATAAGCCGGCCTTTGCATCTCAATTGACAAAAGAAGAACTAGACTACGCCAGCTACATTGAGCAGTATTATACTGGAGCGTACGAACACCTCGTCAAGATAAAAGAACTATATGGGAGTCGGTTTGTTGACCAGTATTTTACCCACACTCGCAGAGACTTTCTTGAAGCCTGGAGTGATGATGGGGTTATTAAAGCGACCAGAGAGTGGTGGGGTTCACATAAAGAAGACCAGATGATAGCTAATATCATAGACCAAGATACGGGTAACATTTTACCGAAGTCTAAATTTTTCCAATACTCTCTCCAAAGAACGGGAAACTTAGAGCCTAGTAAGAACGTAACCAGGGTATTTCTGCAATACGCGCAGACGTTCGAGAGAAAGCGAATGTTCGATAAAATCATTCCTGAGATTGATATTTATACTCAATCACTCACCCCAACAAAACTAACTGATAAAGGTCTTGAGATAGATAGAAGTATAAAGACATTCGTAAATAAATACTTGAACAACAAGAAAGGTCGGAGAGAAAACTTTGGTGGCATCATAAAACAATCTGGCCCAGCTGATATTGCTATCCGTATGGGGAACACCCTGGTATCTTTAATTGACCTAGGTCTGTCACTTGGACCATCAGTCGCTGCTTCAGTCGGTGATCAGGTGATGACATACCAAGCGTTAGGCAAGATAGGTTATACAAAAGCCTGGAAACGAAGACTGTGGGACACTGGTATTAAAAGAATGTCTGATAAAAATGCCAATAGTATCCTCAAGGAAGCAGAGCCTTTCATTGGACGTAACATCTGGACTGAGTTAGCTGAGCCGAGTCAAGGTATTATGGACCGAGGGTTAAAAACTGTGTTCGGGGGATTTGCTCAGTCTACAGTGGAAGCAAACAAACTATTCTTACTGGGTAAGATTTCAAAAGAGGAGTTAGCTTCTGGTAAATTATCCTCCCAAAGACTAGCTAATTTAAGAATCGAAGCTGGTCGGTGGCGTGACTTGGGTAGTGACGTGAAGTCTATAGTCGGTTCCACTTCAGTCGGTGTTATGTCCACTAAATACAAAGGCTGGGCTATCCCAATTGCTCGAACGAATATAGCCAACGTTTCTAGTATTGCTAAAAGATTAAAGGATGGTGATTTCAAAGCTCTTACTTCACAAGAAGCGGCAGAGACATACAGAGCAATTGAGATGTCTATCTTGTTGTTCTTGATGGGCTCTTATGTACTCTCAGAAGAAGATGATGAAACATTCATTGGTAAGTTGAAAGCTCGTGCTTACATGGAGTCAATGACACTGATGGGAGGTACTGACCCAACGTTATTCTTATCTACTCCAAGACTATACAGTTTCCTCCAGCAGCTAGGCGACAATCTAAAGAGTCTAGTGACACTAGAGGAGTATCAGCAAGACTCTCGCTGGGGTGACAAAGGTGATAATAAAGGGGCAGCAGGTCTACAAAGACAGTTCACGCCAGCTGCCTTCAAGCAATTTGGTACTGCTGGTAGTTCAGCTCCCACATCTTCATCTAGTGGTGGTAGCGTAGATTTCGGCTTTGGAGATTTATCTGATGATAGTGGTTCAGGAGAAGTAGACTTCGGCTTTGGAGATATGGACTTCGGACTCGGTGATAATTAAAAGTTAGTTTTCTTCAGATAACAAAAAGTTAAATATAATATATGGGATAACAAACATCAGTATTGTTAGGAGCCACGCTTGGGAAAAACTTACTGTTTCACCAGAAAAGTTAAAGTATAGAAATACCAAAGGAGTGGGGAATATGATTACGGAGATGGCTACAACAACTGAGTTTCCAATCATAGAAAGCTACTTACCTTGATAAATACTCAAAGTCCCCTCACATGCCTTGATAACCTCCAAGTAGTATCGCTCAGAATAATCAGGCTTTACTACCATGTAGGTAAGGCTTGAACTGATGAGTACCGCTACCACAACTAAGATAAATGTTTTCATATATCTTAACTAAACACTCAACCCGTAACAATGTCAACATATCCCCTGGGGATTGTCGGCAGAAACACCACTAAAACACCACTAATCTAGTACACTATTACCATGATAAGACCTCGCAAAATATCTCCGAAGTTGAGAAAAGAGCTTGAAAGCCAGCTGGCTGCCAGGTTCACTAAAACGTCTAAAACTGGTATGGCTAAACGGCTGCTTAAAGGTGAGGATGTAGAAAACCATTTGACCAAGACGTTTAAAGAGCACTCAGATAAGACGACTAAAGACATAGATAAAAAAACCCAAGACGCTATCGTGTCTATTAATCAGCGTATTGACGCTGTTTTAAAGTATATGCAGTCAGTGGTGCAAGCCAAGGTAGATGGTATACGAGTGCCAGAAGACGGACGTACTCCCAGTGCTGATGAAATCAAAGCGCTACTTAGACCAATGGTTGACGAAACGAGAACACAGTTTACACAACGTATCTCAAAGATTGAAGATCTATTAACCAAAGCGCCAAAAGAGTCAGATGTACCGACAGACCTAAAAGGACTCGAAGCGTTTGTTAAAAGTAAAATCCCAAAGCTAGGCGGAGGCGGTGGTGGAGCTAGCTACCTATTTGAACTGTTTGATACCCCTGCTAAGTCAAAAAGCCGTCAAGGGGCGTATGTGGGCTATGAAGGGTTAGTATTAGCTGTATCAGATGATGGGAAAGGTCTAGTGTTTCAAGAAAGTGGCTCATCTCTCCCCGACCAAACAGGTAACAGCGGTAAGTTTCTCGGTACAGACGGCACAGACGCTGCGTGGGAGACTATTCCTGGTGGTTCTGTAGACGTAGTATCAAACGTAGCCACAGACCGAATCTTAGGACGTAACACAGCAGGCACAGGTGACTCAGAGCAACTTACAGCCAGTGAGGTGCGTACTTTAATAAATGTAGAAGATGGGGCAGACGTTACAGATGCTACTAACGTAACAAGCGCTGGTGCATTGATGGACTCAGAAGTTGATAACCTTGCCCAAGTAAAAGCCTTTGATACATCGGATTATGCAACGTCAGCACAAGGAACTACAGCAGACAACGCATTACCTAAAGCAGGAGGCACAATGACAGGTAACATTGCTCTTAATGGTAACTACCTCTCAGGAGATGGTGGTGACGAAGGTGTGTTTGTGGGTAGCACAGGCAACGTCGGTATCGGGACGGCGAGTCCTGGTGCCAAGCTGGCCGTCACCAACACTGGTACCGGCCCCAGCTTCATAGTGGAGGATAGCGCGTCTCCAGATAGCTCGCCGTTTATTGTGGATGCGAGTGGAAATGTGGGGGTGGGGACGGCGACGCCAGGTGCATACAATGGTTTTGCAGACAATTTAGTTATTGGGGATACTGCAAGTAGTTATAATGGTTTAACTATCGCGAGTAATAGCAGTGCAGGGTATGGCAGTATCTTCTTTGCAGATGGTACAGGAGGTGATGCCACTGTTCGTGGCATGGTTAAGTATATACACTCAAGTGATAAGCTTACTTTTGGTAGTGCAGGAATCCACGATAGGATGGTCTTAGATAGCACCGGCAACGTCGGCATCGGGACGACGAATCCAGGGAGTAAACTTGAAGTCACGGGGCCTTCAAGCGCAACATTCACTGGTTCAACTAGAATGGGAATTGCGGTTGGTGGTTCAATAGGAGTAACTGACTTTTCAGGCATTGATTTTCTAAGTACAGCTTCACAGGGCACTGTGCCAAAAGCTCGTATTGGTGCAATAACAGGAGCTACAGGCTCATCGTTGTATTTCGGTACATCCAATAACTACACTACAGGTATTACTAATACCGCTATGGTTATTGATAAGAGCGGCAACGTCGGCATCGGGACGACTACGCCTGGCTCAAAACTTAGTGTAAATGGGGGTATCTCTGCTGGAACGTATTCAGGTACTGCAGCACCGTCAAATGGGATGATAATTTCAGGCAACGTCGGCATCGGGACGACGAGTCCGCAAACACAATTACATCTTGCAGGCCTTTATTCCTCGGGTGACCAGTACGGTCCATCTTTGAGATTAGAGAACACTGTTTCAGGTGTAACTACGCACAGTTATGGCTCGGTTCAGTTTTATGGAAATGACAGTTCCGCCAATGCTAATGGAGTTCGTGCATATATGAGTGCGATTGGGGAAGGTGCATCAGGCGAA